ACCCTATTACAACTGCAGCTGCAGATGCAACAGTTTCTGTTTCTTTTCCAAATGGTGCAATGCAAGTAAATGATTTTGTTAGATTAAGAGATATTAAATCTCCAGTAGGCGGTGTTGCAATAACTACTTTACAATTATCTACAACTTTAAATGGTGCAATTACAGCTTCAGCTACTACAATTACTTTAGCTGATGCATCAGCATTTCCAACATCAGGTTTTGTTGTAATAGAAAAAGTAAACAGCACAACAGGATTTTTTGAAAATGAAGTTATTGAGTACACTGGAAAATCTTCAAACGATTTAACTGGATGCACGAGAGGGACAAGTGCTCCTTACAGAGGAGTTAGTCCTGTAAATACAACAGCGAGTGAACATGCAACAGGAGCTAAAGTATTTGGAGCTTATAAAATATCTTTTCTTGAAGAAACAGAAGCACCCGCTGGATATAATGATAGCAGTGGTAATCCTGCTGTTACAATAACCCAAGTAGGGTTTGGTTTTGAACTTGTTAGTAATGCTAGTAGCACAGAAATAGGAGGCGGTTTTCAGTGTACAATTGGACCGATAAATGATAGGGCTTAATTATGTCAGGAGTTAAAAAATACGATTATACTACACTAACTACAGCAATAAGAGACTATACAGAAGTAGGTTCTGATGTCTTAACTACAACTGTTGTTGATGGAATTATTATGGCTGCTGAGTTTAGAATTTATCAAGAGCTTCCTATGGATTCTCAAAGATTTGTTCAAGAAGGTACTTTAGTTGCAAATGATAATACAATTAATTCACCGGCTGGAGCTTTATTTATAAGAGGTGTAGAAGTGTTTGAATCGACAGCTAATACTGAAGGTAATGGAAAATGGTTAGAGAAAAAAGATCAAACCTACTTATCAGAGTTTGTTGACAGAAAATTTGGACCATCTGGAGAAATACAATCTCCTACAGATACAACTAATTCCGTAACTGGTTTTCCTAAATATTATGCTATGTTTGGAGGTGCTGATAACACTACAGATACTTCATCCGGAGGAATGTATTTAGCTCCCACACCTGATGCTAATTATATGTTTAGAATCTATTATAACAAAATGCCTAATGGCCTTGGGTCAGGCACTGGTTTTAATAACAATACTTACTTAAGCACATATTTTCCTCAAGGGCTTTTATACGCATGTTTAGTAGAAGCTTTTGGATATTTAAAAGGTCCAATAGATATGTTGACATATTATGAAAATAGATATAAAAATGCAATACAACAGTTCGCAGGAATGCAACTTGGAAGACGAAGACGAGACGACTATACTGACGGAACAGTTAGAATACCAGTTAAGTCCCCGTCTCCGTAACAAGGAGTAAAAAATTATGGCAATATCATCGGCAATTTGTAACAGCTTTAAACAAGAAATTTTAGTTGGTACTCACAACTTTACGGCATCATCTGGAGACTCTTTTAAATTAGCAATGTTTACTAGTTCAGCATCTTTAGGTGCTGGTACAACAGCTTACAGTACATCAAACGAAATATCAGGAACTGGATACACAGCTGGAGGACAAGCACTTACAAGTGTCACTCCTGTTTTAGATGGTTCAACAGCAGTTTGTGATTTTGCAGATATTAGTTTTACTTCTGCATCTTTTACAGCTAATGGTTGTTTAATATATAATGATGATCAATCTGATAAAGCAGTTTGTGTAGTAGCATTCGGCGGAGACAAAACTGTATCTAGCGGAACTTTCACAATTCAATTTCCAGCAGCAGCAGCTTCAACAGCTATAGTTCGTATAGCATAAGGAGTAAGTCCTTATGGCTAATACTTGGAACGAAGCCGGTACTACCTGGGGCACAAATCGTTGGGGTACAACCAACGAAATTACTCAAGGTTGGGGTGCTGATTCTTGGGGCACCGGTGGTTCATGGGGACAAGCTACTGATGAGTTAGTTCCTTTAACAGGATTATCAGCAACATCAGCATTAGGATCAATTACAGTAGTACAAAGACCTGGTTGGGGTACGTTAGACTGGGGTGAAAATGGTTGGGGTACTGTTGAGTCAGCAGTGCTTAATTTAACTGCTCCTACTGAAATGACTTCTAGTGTAGGAGCGATAACTCCTGCAGACGTAGTTGGATTAACTGGTCAAGAAGCAACAAGTTCTGTTGGAGAATTTACGTTTATTTTATCTCCTACAATTACACCGACAGGTCAAGTAGCAACTGTTTCTGAAGGTCAATTTAATATAAATAATGGTGCAGATCATACTCAAGGTTTAACAACTTTAGTTGGAACAACTGCAGTTGGTTCTATAACTTTGGGAATAGGTGTTCCTTTAACAGGAGTTGAAGCAACTTCTTCTGTAGGTGAAATTACAACAAGTGATGCACAAGTAACCAACTTAACTGGTGTAGGAGCCACTTCTTCTGTAGGATCTATTGTAACTGGGATAGGAGTTCCTTTAACAGGAGTTTCTGCAACGGTTTCTGTAGGTACAATTTCACCAGCAGATGTTATGGGATTAACTGGACAAGAAGCAACTGCAGAAGTAGGCACAACAGGCTTTGGAACTATAGCATATAAAGATATTGACATAACAGGAATTACATCTTATACAGATGTAACGCACGTAGCTTAGGAGAAAAAATTATGGCATCAACTTATACACCTCTCGGTATAGAATTAATGGCAACCGGTGAAAACGCTGGTACATGGGGAACAAAAACTAATACAAATTTACAAATATTTGAACAAATATCTGGTGGATTTACTACGCAAGCAGTAACAAGTGGTGGCACAGTTAACTTACCTGTTTCAGATGGATCAACTGGTGCAACTCTTGCACACAGAATGATTGAGTTTACAGGGTCATTATCTGATAATGCAGTTGTTACGATACCTTTAGACGTTCAGACATTTTATTTTTTAAGAAATTCAACAACAGGTGCATACACAGTACAGTTTAAATATGTAACTGGTTCAGGAGATTCGTTTACTTTTTCAGCAACTGACAAAGGTGATCAACTTGTGTTTGCTACAGCAAACGATGGAGTTAACCCAGATATTGATACATTAAATTTTGGGGATGTTACTCTTGATGGAACACAGACTTTAACAAACAAAACTTTAACTTCACCAAAAATTGGTACATCTATTTTAGATACTAACGGAAACGAATTAGCTTTATTAACAGCTACAGGTTCAGCTATTAATGAAGTTACATTAGCAAATGCTGCTGCAGGAAATAACCCATCTTTCGCAGCAACAGGTGGAGACACAAACATTGGTATTGATCTTAAAACAAAAGGAAGCGGTGTAATTAAAGCTGAAGATAGTGGTGGAAACGTTTCTGCTGTTAAAATAGCAGGTAAAGAAACTATATGGATTCCAGCTGCAGCTATGTACGCAGCGACAACTAATGGAGCTGATGCAGAACAAGTTGAAACAACAGCAACAAGACCAGATATGAAAGTATTTGATTTTGATGCTAGCACAAAACAATACACACAATTTACAATAGCAATGCCTAAATCATGGAACGAAGGTACTTTAACTTATCAAGTTTATTGGTCACCTTCTACTACAAACACAGGAGATGCTATTTTTGGTTTGCAAGGTGTTGCATGTGCAGACGGTGATACTATCGATGTCGTATATGGAACAGCAATCGAAGTTACAGATGCTGGTATTGGAACAGTTGAAGATCAACAAATTACATCAGAGAGTGGTGCAATGACAGTTGCTGGAACTCCTGCAGCAGGTGAACAATCTTATTTTCAATTATTTAGAAAAGCAGACGATGGTAGTGATACATTTACCGGTGAATGTAGAGTTCTAGGTATCAAATTATTCTTTACTACTGACGCAGCTAACGATCTGTAAGGAATTTAAGTATGAGAGAATTAAAAAATAAACTTACCACAGGTAAGAACACAAAAAATATCCAAAGAAGAAAAGGTAAATCATTCGGTTATCAAGTTTTAGGATTTGGTGCTGGTGATTCAAAAACTGTTATATCAATGGAATATTTAGTAATTGCTGGTGGTGGAGCTGGTGGTGCAGCTTTTAACTCTGCAACTGCAGGTGGTGGTGGAGCTGGTGGACTTTTAACGGCTACAGGTTTTGAATTATTTGCAGGTGAGCCCTACACAGTTACAATAGGAGCAGGTGGAACTTCAGAACCCTCTTCTGCTACACCTCTTGCACCTGATTCAGTTTTTGCTACTGTTACAGCTAAAGGTGGAGGTAGAGGTGGTTTTGCTTCTTTTAACCCCTTAGCCGGAAACGGTGGTTCTGGTGGTGGTCAGTCAGATAATAATATTGGAACTGGTACTCCAGGACAAGGAAATGATGGTGGTGCTGGTAACCCTAACGGCGGCGGTGGCGGCGGCGGTGGTGCTGGTTCTGCAGGATCTGCTGGTGCGAACAACACAGGTCCAAAATTTGGTGGAGCTGGTGGATCTGGTGCTGCAAATCCTATAACAGGAACTCCGGTCACAAGAGCTGGTGGAGGCGGTGGAGCCTACGGTGGTAATGGTGGATCCGGTAATCCTAGTGGAACAGGTGGACCAGGCGGTAATGGAGCTTCTGCACAGGGAGGAAATGGCGTAACAAACACTGGCGGCGGTGGCGGCGGCGGTAGTGGCGTAGGACCTGGTTCAGGACCTAACGCAGGTGGAGCTGGCGGTTCTGGAATTGTTATTTTAAAATATCCAGATACATTTACTATTTCAAATCCTGGTGGAGGTTTAAGTATTTCAACTCCAGGTGCAGCAGGAGGATTTAAAGTTTCTTCTATCACTGCTGGAACAGGAAATGTGGAGTGGAGTAAATAATATGGCACATTATGCATTTTTAGATGAGAACAATGTAGTAACAGAAGTTATTGTTGGTAAAAATGAAAACGAAGATGGTGTTAATTGGGAAGAACATTATGGTAATTTTCGTGGACAAACTTGTAAAAGAACTTCGTACAACACAATGCATGGAGAGCATAAATTAGGTGGTACACCTTTTAGACTAAATTATGCAGGAATAGGTTTTACTTATGATGAAGCATTAGATGGTTTTATCGGACCTAAACCATTTGATTCTTGGATATTAGATGAATCAAAAGGTAAATATGATCCTCCTATTGCTTATCCTATGACTTATACACAAAACCTTGGTAATGATCCGGAAGGTGAACCCATTCCTGATTTATATTCTTGGGACGAAGAAACGACATCTTGGACTTTACAAACTGATTAAAATACTCTAATAGAGTATTAATGAAAGAAACAAGAATTAGTGGCACAATTAGAAAAATGAAAGAACCAAGAATTATTGGAATATTTCCAACACCTGTTTACACATCTCAATTAAATAGAAAACTAACATCATTAGAATTAAAGTTTGTAGAAAAAAATAAAAAAAATTTTACAAAAAATGCAGGTAATACTACATCTGCTAATAATTATGTTTTAAATGAAAAACCATTTAAAAAATTAAAAAAAGATCTAGAGCTAAGAGTAAAAGATTATTTTGAAAGAATAATATCATCTAAAAATAATATTGAACCTTACATCACACAATCTTGGATAAATTATACTGAGAAAGATCAGTATCACCATAAACATACACATTCTAATTCACTTATATCAGGAGTGTTTTATATTAATTGTCATAAAACATTAGATAAAATTACATTTTTTAATGAAGTACATAAAACTATAAAACCTGAAGTTAAAAATTGGAATTTATTTAATTCTGAATCATGGTGGTTTCCAGTAACAACAGGAGATATTTTTTTATTTCCTTCTTCTTTAATTCATATGGTTGAAACTAAACAAGGAGAGAATACTAGAGTAAGTTTATCTTTTAATGTTTTTATCAAAGGAACTTTTGGTAGTAATCATGATTTAACAGAACTTATATTAGATTAGTCATGAAAAAAAATTTAGATTTCTATGTAAAAAGAATACCTAACTTTTTAAATAAAAACATTTGCAATAAAACCATAAAAGAAATTAAAAAATTAAAATGGTCACAACATGAATTTTATGACGTAAATACCAAAGAAAATATAAATAGGTCTGGAGAACAAGAACTAGAAGTGTCAATGAATATGAATAATGATGAGGGTATAGATTCAAAAATTATTATGGGAAAATTATGGTTAGCAATTGAAAGTTATATAAAAGATTATAATTTTGATTGGTTTAATAGTTGGCAAGGTTATTCAAGAATAAGATTTAACCGTTATTCAAAAACTAAAAAAATGGCGGAACACTGCGACCACATACATTCTATGTTTGATGGTCAAATAAAAGGTGTACCTATTTTAAGTATTGTTGGAGTTTTAAATGATAACTACGAGGGAGGAGAATTTATAATGTTTAAAAATAAAAAGATTGAACTTTTGGCAGGAGACTTATTAATATTTCCTTCTAATTTTTTATATCCTCATAGAGTAGATCCTGTTAAAAAAGGAACAAGGTATTCTTATGTCTCTTGGGTGTATTAATACATGCATACTTTAATAGTTGATAATTTTTTATCAAAAAAAGAATGTGATTTTTTAATTGATTTCTATAAAAAAAATGAAAAGAAAGCTTTTCTTTTTCGCGATGTTTATCCTCTTAGCCTAAATAAAAATAATTCTAAAATTAATTTTTTAGTAGAAAAATTAGAAGAAACTTCAAAGTTATTTAATTGTAAAATTGATTGGTTTGAATTAGTAAAATGGCCTGTAAATTCTAAACAAGAGTTACATTTTGATCTAACAAGTAGTGAAACAACTCTAGCTTCAATAGTTTATTTAAATGAGGATTTTGAAGGTGGTCAAACTTACTATGAAGATACCACAACTATTAAACCTGTTTTAGGAAGGGGTTTATTTTTTAATGGTGTTTTTTATAAGCATGGAGTCAACAAGGTTGAGAAAAATATAAGGTACGTTGTGGCTGCCTGGTATAAAAATACCTAGTTTTAAATAATTGATATACAAATAAAAAGCAGATATAATGACGTGCTATGCTACAAAAATTAGGTTTTTTACCAGGATTCAATAAACAAGTTACATCTACTGGCGCTGAAGGGCAATGGTTTGATGGTGATAATGTTAGATTTAGATATGGTACACCTGAAAAAATAGGTGGTTGGACACAATTAGGACAGGATAAATTAACTGGTGCTGCCAGAGCTATTCATCATTTTGATGATAATGCAGGTATTAAATACGCAGCTATAGGAACTAACAGAATTTTATATGTATATTCAGGTGGAACTTATTACGATATACACCCAATTAGAACTACTTTAACAGGTGTTAGTTTTACAAGCACATCGTCTTCAACTACAGTTACTGTAACCTGTGGCACTAGCCATGGTTTGAACGACAATGATATTGTTATGTTTGATTCTGTCAGCGGTGTAACAGCAGTAGGTTCTACTTTTACAGATGCAACATTTGAAGACCAAAAATTTATGGTTACTTCAGCACCCACATCAACCACTTTTACAATTACAATGGATACTCAAGAAGCAGGAACTCCTTTGTCAACTAGTGGATCTGCTTCGGTCTTATGTTATTACACAGTGGGTCCATCTCAACAACTTGGTGGTTTTGGTTGGGGTACGGGTTTATGGTCTGGTGATGCTCCAGGAGCGGTGACGACAACTTTGGCCTCTACTATTAATGACACTGTAACTGATATTCCTTTAACTAGTACAGCAGCGTTTCCATCATTTGGAGAAATTAGAATTGGATCAGAAGATATAAGTTTTGCTGCTAATAATACTACAACAAATATTTTAAGTGGTGGTGCAAGAGAAGTTAACGGTACCACTAAGGCAGGACACAGTGCCGGTGCAACTGTAACTAACATTTCTGATTTTTTTGGTTGGGGTGATGCATCTTCTTCTGACTTTACAATTGATCCTGGTCTATGGGTTCTTGATAACTTTGGTACAAAATTAATTGCACTTATTTATAATGGTCCATGTTTTGAATGGGACGCAGCTGGTGCTGGTTCTACTTCTACAAGAGCAACGTTATTAGCGAATGCTCCTACTGCATCACGTCATGTATTAGTATCTACACCTGACAGACACTTAGTATTTTTTGGAACAGAAACAACTGTAGGCTCGGCATCAACTCAAGATGATATGTTTATTAGATTCTCAGATCAAGAAAATATTGATGGAACAGATGCGTATACAGTTAAAGCTGAAAACACTTCCGGCACTCAAAGACTTGCAGATGGTTCTAAAATCATGGGTGCTATAAAAGGTAGAGATGCAATATATGTGTGGACAGATACTGCATTGTTTCTTATGAAATTTGTAGGACAACCATTTACTTTCTCATTTGAACAAGTGGGCACTAACTGTGGATTATTTGGTAAGAATGCTTGTATTGAAGTTGATGGATCTGCTTACTGGATGTCAGAGAATGGTTTTTTTACATACGATGGTCAGTTAAGATCACTACCTTGTCTTGTTGAAGACCATGTTTATGATGATATAAATGCTACATCTAGAGACCTTATTAATGCAGGATTAAATAATTTGTTTGGTGAGATAAACTGGTTTTATTGTACAGCAGGATCCAATCAAATTAATAGAGTAGTTACCTATAATTATTTAGACTCATCACCTAAACGTCCTATATGGACAACAGGAACTTTACCTAGAGCAGCGTGGCAGGATTCAGCTGTATTTGATAGACCACATGCAACATTTTATAATCCATCTGATAACGCATCAACCGATTGTACTGGAAACACTGATGGTAGCACTATATACTATAATCAGGAAACAGGGACCGATCAAATAAATGCTGGAGGTGCTGTGACTGCTGTAATTGGTACGATTACCTCTGGTGATTTTGATATTACTCAACGTAGAGGTACAACAGGACAAACAGTAGGAATGCCAGACCTTAGAGGAGACGGTGAATACATTATGAGGATTAGTAGATTTGTTCCAGACTTTATTAGTCAAACAGGAAGTACTGCAGTTAAATTTATAACAAGATTATATCCTAACAGTAGTGAGACAACCACTTCTTTTACATGTGACTCTACTACAACTAAAAAAGACGTAAGAGTAAGAGCACGACAAATTGCATTAGAAATAGCTAACACAACTACTAATGAAGATTGGAAGTTAGGAACATTTAGATTAGATATACACCCAGGAGGAAGAAGATAATGGCTACTGACCGAGAGATACGAGAAGCAGGTTTTAAATATATTCCACCACAAGAATTTTTATTAAATCCTTTTAAAATACCTACTAAACCAGAAGAACCGGTAACTGATTCAGGTATTGTAAATACTAATGCTTTTGCTTTTGCTGGAAGTGGTGGAAAAGATAATAACATAGGTGGAAATTTATTTGGTTATGGTACAGCGGTTCAACCTGGTGATAAAAGTGTAATAACGTCTGGACCTTACGCAGGACAATCAGGTTATTATAATTCTATAAATTATAGAGGCGGTCTTCCAGGAAATGTAACTCAAAAAGGACCGGGAAGATATTTTGATTATGGTCAAGTTAACGAAAAGGGTGAACCAGTTTTTTATAAAGATTATACACTTCAACCTGAAAAAGAATTACCTAGTTGGATGAAAGCAGGTTTGGCTATACTACCTGGTGGAAGATTTTTAACTGGTGCAATTGAAAATAGAATGAATCCAGGAAAGACTGGTATGACAGCAGCAGAAATCGATAAAAATTATGGCACAGGAGAAGGTGGTGGTCGGTATGGTATAGCAGGATTAAGTGATACACAAAAACAATATTACGATGCTTTAGCTAGTCAGGGATTTTTGTATGATGGACCTGGTGGTATGAAAACATTAGATGGTAAAAATTTTAGTAGAATAACTGAAGATACAATTAATGATTATTTCCAAGGTAAGATAGACAAGTATGGAAGCATTGAAGAATATGAAGATTATATTAATCAAGACCCTAGAAAAAGAAAAAATTTAAAACTTATTTTAAATCAATATAAAACTCTTCAAGGTGTTAATGATTTTAATTACAGAGATAACCTTAGAGATATAGGTGCAAGCAATATAGATGAAGCCGCGTTTGCAGGTCGAGGTGGTGATAAAGCTGCACAACAACAAATAGCACAGCAGCAACAAGCCACAATAGATCAAGCATATAGAGATTTTGATGCAGGTCGAGATGATGGTTATTCTGATGGTAGTGCAGGTCAACAGTTTGATAGTTCTGGTGCTGAAGTAGGCTACAACGATCCATTTGATCCAGGTGGTGGAGAAAAAGATGGTGGGTTTATTGATGGCAGTAACAGAAGACCTTTCTTTTATGGAGGACTAGCAAGTATTTTATAATGGCAAAAATTGTACAATCATTAACTAGAGCTGAACCAGAATACGATCAAAAAAATTTACAATCATTAGTCAGGGATCTTGATTCAGTAATTACAAAACTCAATTCTTCTTTTCAAGAAGAAGTAAAACAGGAGATAGAAGCTAAAAGTTTCTTTTTAGAATAATGGCAGTAGTAAACCAGTATAAATTTGTCGGTAAAGATAACGATACTACAGGAAATGCATTAACTGTTTTTGCAACAGGTAAACCAGGGGTTAATGAAACTATAATTATTAAGTCTATATTAGTTACATCTGCTGGCACACCAAGTGTGACTGTCACAAATAATAGTATTACAGCTATAAAATCAGCTGCTTTAACAGCTAATGAAACAAAGGAATTATTAACTCAACCTTTAATAGTAGAAGGTGGGTCAGCTTTTACCATACAATCAAGCACTACAGATTCATTTGATTTTGCAGTTAGTTTTTTAAATATATTAAAGGAGAAAATAGACTAATGGAAGTATATCACGCTAAAGTAGAAGAGACCTATAGACACAAAAAAACAGGTGAAATTTTTAAGGAAAGAAAAGACTGGGAAGCTAAGGGTTATAAGCCAGAAGAGATGGCACAAGATGTAAATGTTGTTATGCCTCCTCTTGATTTATTTAGTAAAACCAAGTAAACATAGGGATTAAGGTAAAATTATGGCAATATCTAGAATGCAAGAACCCCAACAAATACAATCAGGAATAGGCTCCTTACAGGATCCTAGACAAAATTATTTCTTAGGAAAACTTGTTAAGAAAGCTACTAGAGGTATTAAAAAAATTGCTAAAAGTCCAATAGGTAAATTAGGACTACTCGCAGCAGGTGCATATGGCTTAGGTGCTTTAGGTGGCGCCGCTAAAGGTGGTGGTTTTTTAAATATGCTTAAAACAGGAGGCATGAAAAATTTTGGTTTAAGCAATATTGGTGGTGGTTTAAGTAGACTAGCTTTTGGTCTTAAAGGTGGCACAGGTTTAGCGGGTCAAGGTCTTCTAGGAAGTGGTGGTGCTTTTTCTGGTAAGAGAGCATTTCTTACTGCCGGGGCTGCTGCAACAGCTTTACCATTTTTAATGGGTGGTGGTGAAGATGAAGAGGAAGAAGTTGTAGATGTCATGGACCCAAGATATCAAGTTCAAAGAGCAAAAGATTATTACACTGGTCAAGGAACAGCAGGTGCTGGTTTAGATTTTATGCCACAAAAAAGATTTGTAATGCAAAATTTTTATGCTGCTGACGGTGGTCGTGCAGGTTATGCAGATGGCATGATGGTTAAAGAAGATGACGAAGAAGAATACATTAGATCAGGTGCAGGCGTGTCTAGAAGAATGCCTAAAACATTTTTAAATATGGGTGGTGACGCAGGTCAAGCTCAAGCAGAACAAATGCTTATGATGGAATATGTAAAATATAAAAACAAAGGTGGCACATTATCTTTTGAACAATTTGTAAAAGCAGTAATGCAAGAAGCTGCACCAGAAGGTGCAGGCATGGAACAACCACAACCAGTTATGATGGCAGCTGATGGTGGTAGAATAGGTTACGCTGGCGGACAACTAGTAAGTCCAAGTAATGATGGTTCAAGACCTGGTTATAAAGGTGAATCTGATATTGGAATTCTGGACGTAATAAAATCTCTTCCTAGCGCAGTTGGACAAATATTTTCTGGAGAAACTAAAACTATGTTAGGAGATAGCCAAGCAGAAAAAAATAAATTTATGATACAGGATATGTTTCCAGACATGGATGAGAAAACACTTTCTATGATTATAGACATGAATAATAGAGGAGCAGGAGTAGAAGAAATTTCTACCATAACTGAACAAGATCCTAAAACTATAACTAGTATGTTAAGTGTATTAAACATGAACGCTAATGGTGGTAGAATTGGTAAACAAGAGGGCGGGATTATGGAGACTGAAGTTGCAGAAGAAGTAATGCCTTTACTTGATATGGGTGGCAAAGAAAAAGATTATAGAAATACAGGTGGTTT